GTACAACAAACAGAGACCTTGCCCAATTCCAACATAAGTAGGACGATGTCATCAACAACACTTTTAACTAGTTTGAGGAACCAAAATGTCAAAATCGAAGACCAAAACCATCAAGAAAAAAACCATCAAATCATCGAAGCAAGAAAAAGCACCGGTAATAGTAAAGGTTAAAAATCCTGAACTGGACGAACTCTCAGAGCAGGCTATAACCCTACTAAAATCTTTAAGCATGATGGAGTTTCTCCAGTACGCTGCCCCAGCAATTCGAGATCTGGGAATATACAACATAGAAGGATGGAGTGGGGGTTTCCCATCTTTGTACAGAGAAATATTTAATGTCATCTTTGACAAAGAAAGAAAGTTACAAAAGGTCTTCTATCCAATAGTAAAAGAACTTAGGGACCACTCTACATGTGGCTCAGATAGAAAAACCTTAGCAGCTACCATTTCCAGAGTAGGGGCCACTTATGCGTTTGTATCTATATCAATGGATAGGAATCTTGTTAAGCAATGACAGTATGGATACAACAAGAAAACAATCCTTTTTACCCGTTACCCGCTGATTATCCAGAACTTGATAATGAGGGTCAAAGACAAGCAAGGGTAAATGCTTGCCGTTTATGGACCATAAAAGATAGAACAACAAAAGAAATTTCTGAGGTGTTTGCTGCATCCATGCGATTCTTCGATTTGTACTATTTACATGCAGATCATTCTCTAAACTTCGACCCCCTCTTTTATGATGATGACCCGCTTGAAACTCCTACATTCCACTATGACATTTTAAAACAGTGGGCATCCTCCCCTCGAAATATTTGTATTGCACCACGGGGTTCTGCTAAATCCTATCTCGTTAGGAAGGCTTGTTTACTAAGAATGATCTCTCGTCCAATGTTCACGATATTGTATGCAACATCCACGAACGACAACGCTAGGGGTACAGGACAAGCACTCAAAGACCAATTTCAACATAACCAGCGATTACATGATGATTGGAATCCGGAGTTTCCAGATAATCGTCTTGTCCCTAAAAGAGGCGAAGCACCATTTGGAACTGAAATGATGCAGTTGAGAAACGGGAGCTGGCTCCGAGCTATTTCAGCTGAGTCCAGACAACGGGGTGGTCGTCCTCGTCGTTATGTATTGGATGACCCCGAGTATGATCCAAAAGCATCAACATCAATGTCGCTCATTCGACAATATATGGATGATCTTCTATTTAAGATAGTTCTTCCCATGGTCATGCGCTCTGGGTGTGGTGTTGACTGGTTGGCTACATTTGTATCTCGTCGTCACTATGCTTGGCATGCCCTTCAAACAGAACAAAATAATGCAGGAGAACAAGTTGCCTCAGATCCTCGTTTCAACCTTTGGTCTCGAATGATTGTTCGAGCAGCATACGAAGGTGATAAGGGAGAACTAATATCTTGTTGGCCCGACATGTGGCCTCCCACTATAGAGTCAAAGTTAGAGAACCCCAGTTGGAAAGATCGAGTGTCTCTCGAAGAGATTCGAGAGATCATTGGCACCCCCAACTTCCTTGCAGAATATATGGCAAGACCGGGAGAAGGAGTAGGTGCTTACTTTCCCCCACTCTCCAAGGACAAACACGGATGGTGGTTTGAGGATGTTGATCCTATGTTGGATATCAATCCCAGAGAAAGCAATACCCTCGTTTGCTGGTATTCAGATGAAGAACTCGTAAAGAAACGAATGTGCGATTTCTTGAAACTAAACCGCTTATTTATGACTATGGATACCTCTTTCACCTCCACATCAGATTCAGACTTCAAAGTAGCTTGTGTCATGTGCATAAATTCTGAGAATGAATTGTTTGTGTTAGATTTGTGGAGTGCACAATGCCGAGAAGATGAAGTCATCAAACAAGCCATGCGTCTTGCTGATCACTGGAAAGTTCCAACTATTCATATTGAAGCGATAAAGCATGGTCTAGGAATCTATAACACGATGGATTCACTAGTAAAAACACGGGCAAGAGATATGATGGGCATAAAACACTTGCCGGGAATCAAGAAACTCAATCCGGGAATGATAGAAAAAACAGTAAAAATTGCGTCTTTGTCTTTACGATTTGAACATGGTAAGCTCAAGGTTCCTTTGTGGAAGAACGATTCTTCTTTCCGAAGGTTGAGAGACCAAATAGCACAATTCAATCCAGATGCGAGAGACGGAGGACTACAACACGATGACGAACTCGATTGTGTTTGTATGTCCCAATTCGTCATTAAAGGCAGATTGTCTAGAGTGGGGAGCCCAAAGGTTTCCGAAAAAAGTGTAATAGAAAGACTAAAAGACGGAGAACTCATAGACGAAGAAAAAGGCACATATTTAGTTCACGCTCTTGACTTCAATAAGATGGCTGTTTCTGACATACAAGACATAATAGATAGGAACATTAAAGATGATACAAGACCAACAAGAATATGAAGTTAAAAATAATGTAGTTGTCCCATTAGCATTTTTCGATAAACTGATGAGATGTTACTATGGCACGGGTCCTCGTGATGGGGATCCTCAATATCAATTTACACCCGAAAATCCATCCTCAGAAGTCATTCCTGATATATCAAAATTGAAAAACACTACAATAGAAATGATGGCACCAACGGGTTTTGAGCCGAGGGGCATTGCAGCTGAAAAATTAAAGGCAAAAGATGGCAATAGACACCGTAAAACTACCAAAAAATAAAACGGACTTAGCAAGAGTAATTGACGAACATGCTGATAGGGAAGAATCACGACTTTCATATCGTCGAATTATGTGGCTTCTTGCTTGGCATTATTTGTGTGGTGCAAGGCGGTTTGATGTATTTGATCCCAGTACAGGAGCATTGTCTCCCCACTACTTAGATGAAGAGGGGAACATGGAATATCAATCTCAAGAGATGATGTCTGCAATCGATAAGGTTTCTGCAAGACTCGCCTCCTTAGATTTAAGACCTAAGATTATTCGCAAGGGAGTATCCCTAAACAGTATTCGTGAACGAGCAATTGGTCAAATTGTTATGGATCATGTAGTACCTCAAGATCAATTAGAAAAAGTAAAAACTCAATTTGCACATATTTTTACGGCTCTAGGTTGTTGTGGAATTACAGGTCATATAGTTGACTCCCCCACTGTCGGACTAACTGCTGACTTAGAAGTCATACACCCACGAGAAATTTACCCGTTCCCGTCGTTAGGTACAGACTACACGAAAACTCGTGGGATTATGAGACAGAGAACTGTCCCTCTAGAATTCTTAGAAGAGATGTTTAATAAGAAGTTAGGAAGAAATCTCAAGAAGATGGAGTGGTGGGAACAAAATGTAGGAGAAACCGAAGAAGATCACGCAGGAGGCTCCGGAGGTTCCAGCGGTAAAGATACCACCTATTGGAGTGACGAAGGACAATCGAGTGTAAGTCCCACTAAGGGAAAAACCTCCATCGTTAAAATACGAGAACTATGGACTTATGGAGTGGGGGAAACTGTAACAAGATATATAGTTAGTAGTGGAGAACATATTTTATATGACGAAGAGTTCGAGGAAGAAGTTTATTGTCCGATAGGGTTTGCAAGGTTCATGGAAAACGGAACATTTCATGGTGCCGGATTGTTCGATCTCCTATTCAGTTTAAGTAGAGAGATGGAACGGTTAATGAAGGCACTCTTTAATAATGTTAGGGATACAGATAGGTATGGTGTTCTTGTGATGCCCCAAGGTCAGTTTAATGATCGAGCCATGTTAAGAGATGTGGGACAAGGGCTTAGAGTTCTACCGTTCGAACCAGACCCCGTAGTAGAAACCTTTAGACCTTTTAATATTACTCCTAACAACTCAGGAGATATTCCGGGCAAGACGGCTGCATTTGCAAAGGATCTAATGGATAAGATGAATCCCGTACAGGATCTTATTCATGAGAAGGGTCGAGTAGACTCCGCTGCAGGTCTTTCATTCTTAGATGAACAAATCAATAAGGCAATGACTAATCCAAGTCGTGGTATTGAGCAAGCATTTGGAGGATGCTATAAATCTATATTGGCGGGTGCGATACGAGTTTTGATGGAATCTCCCGTAGCCATTCCCGTCGTAGATCTCTCGCTGGAAATGGCAGGAGCAATTATTGATGTAGAGAACAGTCAAATACAATTTCAGGGGCAAAACCCACTTCCTTCTTTGAAGAATATTTCATTGACTATTAAGGAGACTAGCCCCAGATCAATGGTTGCTAGAAAACAAGAAGCACTTGAAATGCTAAATGCAGGAATTTCAGATCCCGATATGTTCAAGTTATTAGTTATGAAGGAAGGATTAGACTTTGCTATATGGTTAGACGAAGAACAATCTGCGTATGATATGATTGTTAGAAACTGTTTAGTGCTTTATGGTAATGGTCAAGATCCGGGTCAGATTGTTTTGACTCCTCATACAGCAAGACCAGAATTTCAACTGCGTGTTTTAGTTGCGTTCATGTCTGGACCTATTATGGCTATGGCAAGCACGGAAGTACAAAACGAGTTTATAAAACTTAAAGAGTTTTTGATGCAGTCCATGGGTGTCATGATGCCAGAAGGTGTACCTTCACCTATGGAAGCTGCTATGATGCAACAACCACAAGAGGAAATGCAAGGAATGGATCAAGGTGGTTCAATGCAATTCCCACAACAAGGAGCTATGTAAATGTCTGAAGAAAACACAACTGAAACAAATGAGGCACCACCAGAAGAAACATCGACATCAACAATAGATTTAGATGCTACTGTTAAAGTGGACGGAGAAGAAATTTCGGTTAGGGAATTAATTAATACTCGAGATGAAGCTGTAAAGCTAAGAGAGTACAATGAAAATGCTAAAAAACTGATTTCTCCTTCTGGAGTAGATGATGAAAGTAGAGAACAAGCAGTTAGATTCCTAATGTCTCAAGAAGGATATACTGTTGAAGATATAAATGAATATATCAATTGGACCAAGCAAATTGCAGAAGAACCAACAGAACAACCACAAATGGAAACCCCGTCTTATGATGATGAAGAACTTGAAAATCCAGATGAAGCACCAAAATCCTCATTCGATGAACCAAGATATCAGGAGGAAATGATGATGCGAGAACAAGAACAACAACGAATAACAAATGTTGAAAACAGACAACAAAAACTTGGTGCCGAGATGATGCGTAAAGAAATGATGAGCGCATTGAATAACACAATCGGCAATAACGACAAAATACAGAAATTAATGAATCTTTCTCCGGAAAGTTCTGAAGATTCTAAACGCGAAGATGTAATAAAAATCGAGGTGGAAACACAAATGATGGATAATCTTCGTAGACGAAGAGCCTCTGGAGAAAACTATAATCCTAGTTGGTTTGCTGAGGAGGCTAGCAAAGCAGCAGATTTAGTGTATGATAAATTCCGTTCGGTAATCGGTGATCCGGATAGAATCCAGCGTTCACCGGAAACAGCAACAGACAGTGATAGTTTGTTTAATAAACCTCCAGTGGAACCACCCAAGTTTGAAACGGGTGACACTATGGGCGATATCAATGTCAAAGCTCGTGAATGGACACTTGATACTCTATTAAGAGGTGCTCGAGATGGTGCTGCTGGAGGAGAATCGAAAGCTTAAAAAAGTAAAGGAATCTCAAAATGCCTGCAAAATTTTCTCCTACTGGAGCCATGTTTGATCTCCATGAGGACCGAATTGAAGAAGTCATTAATAAAAACATTGAGATTTTCCTTCCTGGTTTAGATCCCGTTTGGAGAGATATTATCTCTACAAGCCAAGGGGTTGGACCTGCTGACGCACTCGGTCGTGACCTAAAAATCTTAAAGGTTTATATGGGTTCAATGGCTGGTGTTTTAGAACAGGGTAAACCGAAGGGAGATCTTTCTCTTTATGGTGACGACACCGATCAACACGGTGCACGTCTATATACACAAAACCTAACACAAACTTGGCCTTCACCACTAGATGGTCCAAACGCAATGCCATTCCGTCTCGGTATTGGTATGCGTTCCATGATGTCTAACATCATGTTCACTCTTGGTGAAATGCAAGCAGAAGCAACTCCCGCCTTTATTGGTGAAGTTATTGCTCCTAAGTTGGAAGGTTTTGGTCGTAATATAGCTCACACTCTCTGTAACTATTGGTACCTAAGTCAAAACGATAGTTACCAAATAAGTACAGTCACTTCGTTTGTAGCAGCCGCTGCTGTAACTGGTGGTTTTGAAACTAAATTTACACCCGGAAACGGTGCTGTAGATAGATACTACGTCGGTCAACGAATTGATGTTTATTCGGCTAACTTGTCAATACGTTGCAATGATACTACGTCTGTTGATGCTAACCAATCTGATGGTGGAGCTTCGGGAGTAGCCTCTACGCGAGTACCTACATTTATCTCAAGTGTAGATGAACTCAAGGGAACGGTTACACTCTTCTCCACAGTTAGTCCAGATTCTTGGGCTGGTATTGCGGGTGGTATTGCTGATCTTATGGTTGTTGTATATGCTGGTAGTGATACAAGCATGACAGATTCGACAGATGCTACTAGTGCATTCACTGGTTTCGCTGGCGTAAATAGCTGGTTGAAATCTGGTGATTCAGGTGATAACGATAAGTACCTATTAGGTGCTGAGCGTGATACTGGTAACGCAATCGATGTTACAGTTCATCCAGAGTTTAAATCGTTCACGAAATCGGGCGTTGGTGTTCTTACTGAGCACAAAATGCGACAATATCTGAGACGATTCCACGCAGCCAAAAACAAGCATGGTCAATATATTGACTGCTTGATCGCCAGTGATGGTGTTTGGTTGAGTTACGAATCAACGAAGATTGGTCGTGAAATCTTGGATCGGACTGGTCGCCTCTCAAGCGTGACTAGCGAAGGTTCAAACGAAGGTTTCAAGTTCACCTTTGACGGTCGTTCATATACTGGTTACACCTCAACTTATGTTGAAGATAATACGGTATATGGAATCCGAAAAGGTGGAAATAACTGGAAGAAGTACATCCCGCCGTCAATAGCAGGCACAAGTAAGTTTGCTAAGGCAGATGGTGCTCCATTTGAATTTATTGCTGGTGCTCTCACCGGTACTGGTTCAAATAAACTTCCAATTTATGACTCCTCGGGTGCCAATACGTTGGTAACTGAAGGCGTTCAAATGCCCGGTCAAATGCGGATGCAGTTGGTTCCTGACCAACCCGCTGGAATGAAACTTACCGGAGTTACCCAAGACAAACTTTATAGTGAATTTTAATCACTAGAAGTTTAAGTTGAACATATCCTCCTGTGTTGGGAAGAGGGTCAGCCGAGTATGGTCGACCCTCTTTCTTTTGGTATACTCTTATTTATGAAAATAAAAATTCTTTATGATCCGTATGAAGAGGCAATAAACACAGGACTCATTATGGGTTCAGAACACAAGGTTCTCCCTGAAAGCGAGTGGTTAGCTCATATCAAACGAGAAACAGAGAGAAAAGACTTATTCGTGTATCATCATGCTTATTCCGAACAATTTGTTCTTGCTCATTGGATATACCCTCCATGGGAAGTCGATAAGCCTGTGTGCCTAGAATTGGAAACAATGCCTATACCTCCAGATCGTGGGGGTTGGATTCCTACTGCAGCAATCAAACTTAGATGCCGTGCCGTGGATAAGGAAGAGCAATTGATGGCACGAAAATTAAAATCCCAATCAGAAGCTAGGGATGAAAAGAGGGAAAAACAAGAGGGGTACGAACGCAAACATGAAATGGTGACTCATCTCAAGCGAAAGGGTATGGAATCGTCTGCGATTTCTTTACAAAATTCGAAGGTGCACTATAGTAAGGGGGATAGCGAGCTTGCTGAAGACCTAAATAACTTTGCTAAGAATAAGGTAATAACTCATGGCTAAAGACCCATCATTTAAATGGACAAAAGAATCAAGACGAGCCGCTGCCCGAAAAGCAGGTGGCGGAAGTAGAGGTGCGGCTGGTCCGTGGACTAATGTAGCAACTAAGTCTTATAAGAAAATGTCAAATGTAGCCTATACAAATGCAATGTCTGAAGCTAAAGCAGCTAACCTTGCAAAAGGAAGTTCTAGTCTTACAGGTATGCATTCTGGATATATGGATAAAATGGGTGCAATGAAAAGGCAACTCGCTGGGGGAGGAGGACTTGCACTTAACCAATTAGAAAATCAATTATTGCAGGGTTCAGGAGGTTTAGGATTCCACAATTATCAACCGATGCCAGATACACCAAGCAATTATCCTGGGGGTAAGGGTCCCGGATATAGTTCTAGTAGAAAAGGACTTACGGATTTAGTAAAGAAGATGGGTGGTAAAGGTGGAATGGGCGGCATGATGGCTATGCTCATGATGATGATGGCAATGGGTATGATGGGTGGGGGTGATGACGAAGCATCACTAGACAACCTTTTAGGATAATTACATATGCATAGTAGCGGTTCTATATTGATGACGACACTTGAGAGAATTCGTACCTTCTTGGATGATCCATCTCTCGATGCTAAAT